CAAATGCTCGGATACCTGCATCATGGCGTCAATCGTTTTGGTGGGATCGATGGACCAGTACGGCGAAAAATGGATCTTGTCGCTGTCGGTGATGTCGAGGCGGACAGGTGCTTTTTGAAGGTATATCTTATAGAACGCATCCGCCCGCGTAGTGGGCGGGGAGTCTGTGCTTTCCAAATATCCGAGGTTCCATTGTGGCAGGGTGGTATCGCCTTCGGTGTGCAGTACACTGGATTCATCACGCCAAAGGTAGTGAACTTCTGACTGATCGCGCACCAAATACGAGGTTGGACCGTCGAGATAGGAAAGCGGCCAGTCTGTTTCCGCGGTGATGATCGTCCAGTTTGTGCCATTGGCCGAATACATCACGCGGCTGGTTCCGTTGCTTGAAACGGCAATGAACAGGGCAAGCGTATCCGCCCAAACTACATCAACCCATGTATTGCTTGCCGCTGGGGTTCGACTTGTCCAGGTTGTGCCGTTCGTGGATGTGGCGCATACACTTGCGCCGACTGCCACGAACAAGGCAAGAGTCGGCGACCATTCCACGCTGTTGTAGGTTCCTGCCGGGATGGTTCGGCTTGTCCATGTCTCGCCATCAGGCGAGGATGCAGCCACGCTTGCGCCAACCGCTACCCAAAGATCGAGAGTGGGGGAGTAGGCAATGCCGTTATATGTTCCTGCGGGGATGGTTTGAATTGTCCACGCTGATCCATTTGTCGTTTTATAACAAGTGTCTGCGCCTATGATGACTATTTCAGTATTTGCGCCTGTTGTTGCATTGTTCAGATATTTTATACTTGCATTGATCTCCATTACTGCATTCGTTCCCGATGTGGATACAGCGATAAATATCAGTAATTCAGGCGACCAACAAAGCCCCCACCATCCATTTGCTTCTGATGCTTCAACTGCAGTCCATGTCTCACCATCTGGCGAGGTCATGACTCTATTTGTGCCATTATTGGCGGTTGCACAGAAAAGAGATAACTCAGGCGCCCAGGATACTTCGAGCCATTGATTTGCCTCTGCCGCTGATTGTGAAGTCCATGTCTCGCCGTCAGGCGAGGTCATGATTCTATTTGTGCCATCGGTGGAAACTGCACAGAAAAGAGATAGTTCAGGCGACCAACATATTGAATACCATTGATTTGCCTCTGCCGCTGATTGTGAAGTCCATGTCTCGCCGTCAGGCGAGGTCATGACTCTATTTGTGCCATCGCTTGAAATTGCACAGAAAAGAGATAGTTCAGGCGACCAGCATATTTTTCTCCATGTATTTGCCTCTGCCGCTGATTGTGAAGTCCATGTCTCGCCGTCAGGCGAGGTCATGACTCTATTTGTGCCAGTGTATGCAATTGCACAGAAAAGAGATAGTTGAGGCGACCAACATATTGCATACCATCCACTTGCCTCTGACGCTGATTGGGAAGTCCAGTTTGTGCCATCAGGCGAAGTCATGACTCTATTCGTGCCAGTAGATGCAACTGCACAGAAAAGAGATAATTCAGGCGACCAGCATACCGCATTCCATCCGCTATCTTCTGATGTTGATCGGGAAGTCCACGTTTCACCATCGGGAGAGGTCATAATGTGGTTTCCGTCGTTGTACACAAGCGCACAGAAAAGAGATAGTTCAGGCGACCAACATACATCCCATAATCCCGATAACGAGATTGAATGTGGCTGAGTTGTTATTGGCGCACTCGACATTGCCCTCATTGTCCATGTCGTGCCGTTCGTGGATGTGGCAACTACTCCATTACCGACGGCCACAAATAAATCAAGTTCTTCCGACCAAATAACACTGTTGTATGTTCCTGTAATTGTTCTTGCTGTCCATGTCTCGCCATCAGGCGAGGACGCGGCCACGCTTGCGCCGACTGCAACCCAAAGGTTGAGAGTGGGGGAGTAGGCAAGGTCATTGTAAAAAGCGGGCGCGGTTTGGGGTGTCCAATCTGTGCCGTTCGAGGAAGTGGATACTTCATCGTTGCCGCTGGTTGAGACGGCGGCAAGCATTCCCAATTCGGAAGCCCAACTGACGGCCTTGAATGCGTTTTGAACGTAACTATCCTGCGTATAGAATACAAGATTGTTTGGGCTTTCCTCGTAAACGAGGATGGTGTACTTCTGCTTTAGAAGGTTCTCGAATAACTCCGCCTTGTTCAGACTGAGCGATTTACCATCTGGCAGGAATTGATAATTGAGCCATGCATCGGTTGCATTCTTGAATACTGCCGTTTTTCCGATGGCTGTACAAAATGCTTCGATCACTTCCTGATAGGTTCCATCGCCTGCGCTGATCGAGATTTTTAGGTTTGGATAACTGGAGCCTTCGATCTTGATCTGCCCGAAATCTTCGCGGTACTTACGCACGAAATAAAGCCCCGACTCTACGGTGTATTCCACACCTGCCAGCGTGACGCCTCGCTCGATGGTAAAGACTGTGAAATCGGATAGAACGTAATCGTTCTCTGTGACCAACTCCGCATTTGCAGAGGTTGAGAAAATATCAAATTTCTTGACGATCCAGACATGATCGGGTGTGGTTGGATTGGCTACATAATCCGCTTGATCTGTCCAGGTATTGACGCGCAAAATCAATTCGCCTTGACCGTTGGCGAGTGCATCGAGAAGGGTTTGAGAGACAGTCCGCGCCATTTATACAGGCCATCCATGCCATTCATCATTCCACGCGATTGTGGACGGCTCGGATACTGGCGGCTTCCTGCGTGCCGCCTGCAAGAGACCTTGATCAAAGGCTTTGCGGTAAAACTCTTTGACTTCTGAAAGGTTCTCGCTCACGCCTTTGTTCAGGTTGATCGGTTCGATACGACCTGCGGACCGTATCACACACGCCCAATAACAAGCCCCATCGATCAGGGTGTTGTCATAGAACGCGGGCAGGGTGCTTTCTATCTCGGAGTCCAGGCCGCTGACGGTGTAAGGGATGGAGAAGCGGACAATCAAATATCCTGACGATTGCGACTGGCGCAAGCGGATGAAGGGGGCGGCATCTTCAAAATAACTATCGAATTCAAGTTCAATATTATTTTCAAGGTGTTCATCTGTGCCTTGTTTGAGGACTGAGATCACATCGATCAGATCGTCAAAGTCTGTGGCATTGAGCGCGTATTCCTTCTGCCCGCTGACCACATCCACAAGCGTACCTGCATAAACGGGCGCACGCTGGTTGAATTCCTTCAATGCCTCACGGATTGCCGCCGTGATGGTGGCGGTTGAAAAGCGTGTACCATCGTCAAGCAGTAAGGCTTGAACATTGGAGGTAAGTTGTGTAAGGGTTTTGCTCATGGTGTGCCTTTGGTGGGGCGGAACGCCTCACGACGTTCCGCCCGAGGGAGGAGAAAGCTAACCAGCAGGAAGTTTGCTCTTGCTGCCGATCCATTCAAGAAGTGTGAACGCGAGGGCGGCGAGGATGGACGAGAGAACGGCCAGCAACGCGCCTTCTGACTGCGGATTGTCACCGAGGCCAAACAGGATGGCGCTGAGTACGACATTTGCAACCCGCGCTTGATTTCCTGTTGCGACCAGTCCGCCTTTTTTTGCGGCATAAATGCCAAGCAAAATAACGGCGGTTGCTATCATGCCTGGCACGCCGAAGGCGGACAGGGTATCGACAAGGGTTTGGAATTCCATATTATTTACCTTTCTTTCTGCGGGGCGGGAGAGTCTTTACAACTTCCTCCGCCTCCGCTTTGGTGTGAATGACATGATCGAAAGTTTCTTCAACTTCCGAGACCTTCTCAAAGGTCTGTTTGCCTTTGGTGTTGAAAACGATGACGATAGAACCGTCCTCTTTCTCATTCCATGCCAGCGGCGCATCGCCGATCTTGTCGGCGATGGCCTGAACGCGGGCAGGCACGGGGTCGGTAAGTGCGTTCCCTGCTTTATCTGGCATTACGCCCTCAGTGTGTAATTGACCTGTGCGCCGAGGAATTCGAGCACGGTTCCAGCGGCACAGACACAGGCAAGTTCAACAAACCAGTAGTCATCATCATCGATGTATTCGGGGGTCGTGATGGTGACGGTCAAGGCGTGCTGATCCACGTCTGCCGCATCGGTTGCGGCGGTCAGGTCTTGCGAGGCTGTCACCTGGGTCGCCACGGCAACGGCTCCGTCGGCTCCGCGTGCGATCTTCCAGACGGTTGCGGTGATACTGGTCGCCGCGCTGGTCAGGATTTCGTAATCCACTTCAACGGAGGCGATCATTGAGCCTTTGAGATCGACACTGTTCCCCGGAACGGTGAGGGGGATCGTGACGGTGGTTGTTTCCGCGCCTGCGGTTTTCTGCATGACGATGGTGTGCGCGACATTTCCTGCCGCGTGCGCCCATGTGCCCGTAACGTAGCTGAACACGGTGGGCGGGATGTATCTCTGCATATGTGTATCGTGAACGTAACCCATGATGTTTACTCCTTTTTCACTGGCGGAGGGTGTCGTCAGTGTGACTAAATCCCCAAAGGTGTTTTGTTCACCTTTGGGGTGAATACATTACGCGACGTTGGACTTGTGGAGCGGCATATCATCAGCCACGCCTACGGTGATGATCTGGCGCACTTTGACGCGGCTCTCATCATTGGCAAACATGGCGGGGTCGGTGTCGCTTGAAGCGGAGAAGATTTGCGGAACAAGTCCGAAAATCTCTCCGATCATTACGCCTGGGATCATCTTCGGGTCGATGACGGCTGCCCAATCGGTCGCATCTGTCCATTCTGGTACTGCCAGAGGCAGGACTTTACCGCCGTATGTGGGTCCGCCTTTGGTTGCGACTGCGGCTTCAACGGTGGACGCCCAGCGCGGGATGAACAGGGCTTCGGCCTGCGCGATCAGATCTGCAGGAACCAGACAGATTGAGGGCTTGATACCTACGGGCTTTCCGAGTCCGTAATAGCCTGTGGCATTCTTGACCAACATCTTTTTCTTGAACATGGCGGTGGCAACGGCATTCCATGCGGTGTAGTCGGTGCCAAGTGCGGTGGTTAGTAAGTTTGCATGTCCGCCTGCGGTGGTCTGCGCGGTGGAATTGAACAACGCGCCAGTGTCGGCCATTGTTGGACCTGCTCCGCTGTTCTGCGTGAAGATATAAGCGACCTGCTCGGAGATATTGCGGATGCCGGCAAGAGCGGCCTCGCGGGGCATACGGGTAAACGCCCGCAAGTCATCGCGCAAGACTGCTTCGATGGTCAGGGGGACGTATCCGCCGTACTTGCCCCAATCGGAGGTCTCTTTGTTGTCGCCGATTGCCAACTCAGTGTATTCTCCGCGTTCTGAGACAGTCGGCAGGCTTGCAATCGTGCCAGTGCGAACCCATGAGACTTGATTGAGGTTGCTGAAATGTTCGACGGTGACAATGTTCTGCCACCATCCATAGACGGACTCGTAGTCCTTCCATGCCTTGACCAACATCTTATTCATGACGTTGGCAACAATGGCGGGGAAATTGGCTGTCACAAGGGAGAACTCGGGGTAGAACCCGCCCATGAATTGCTGATCGCCTGTTGCCATGAGATAGGCTTCCTGAATGCCGCGCAGCTTATGTACTTTGACATTGGCTTGCGAGGCTTCGCGTTCCACGCCGAACAAATCTTCAACGGCGAGGCGGAATTGATCGGCAGAATTCAACATGCCAGTGACACGGCCTGGGCCAGAGATCAAACCGCTGGCACTCAAAGCGGCGACTTCCTCACGGGCTTCGCTGATCGCGGCGGCCAACTCGGGAGCCTTGAATACCTTGCCTGAGAACTGCTTGCGGATACGATCCTGAGTCAATTGCGGGAGTCGGGAGCCTGATAGTCCGCTGGTGAGCAGGTGTTCACACATGGCGATCAGGGTTTCCTGTCCGCTGGCAAGCTGGGCATCGAGAGCGGCTTGACGCTCAGTGGCACCCAACAATTCAGCGGCGGCGGCCCGGGTTTCTTCGAGTGCCAATTCCTGCGGACTCTGTTCGGCAAGAGTGCCCTCGACTTCTTCGACCACGCCATCGGCGTTGGTCACATTCACTTTCACTTTCTTTTTCATTAGACCTCCTATGGTCTTTTTGGATACGCTTTTGGCGTTGATCTCAGCGGACGGATTTCCGCTGTGGATTTCGGATAACTTGAACTCATCCATTGACTGTAAAAGTCCTGTGCCGTCTACTGCGGGATTGTTCACGGCGGATGTTTCAATGCCTTTGGGCTTGACCATGATTAGCTCGCACAACTTCCCGTCATACTCACGGCCTCGGATGTGGCTGCACTTCTCATAATTTCCGTAGTCGTTCAAGCAGATGGAGCAAAGAACTTTCTCGGCTCTCCATCCGATTGAGAAACGATCTATCTGGCCTTCCACGTAGGCATTCATTCCCTTGCGTGTGGTCAGTCGGATGGTCTGCCTGATCGCATTGCCTTCGATCTCAGAGGCTTTGATAATTCCGTCTCTGCTTTCGATGTCGTAGGTATCGTGGTTGCGAAGGAAGGGCATATTTACGAATGAGGAGGCAAGGGCTGGCATATCTTCATCGCGGAATCGCAATAGGTTTGCATTTCTTCCGCCTTTGAATACACGCGCTGAAAATTCGATGTACTCCGTTTTTCCGCTGGCAATATCGGCAAGGACTTGTTCGCGGTTCTCGGCTGGCGCGGTCTCGTGGATCTCGGCAAGGCTGTAAAAAATTACGGGTTCATTCTTTTTCATTGGTTATCTTCCTCCGTGGGTGGGGTGGCCTCTGGATCGGCGGGTGGTTCGGGCGCATTGGCTGGCGCGTTGGTGCTTGAATTGATCGGATGTAATGGCCGCTTGGTCATCTTTGGTACATTCGTAATTTGGTTGACCTCGCCTGCCGCCCGATAGATCAGGCGTAAGACTTCCGCTTCTGGCATACCGTCACGGTCGAACAGGTCGATCAGTGCGGGATAGATGCGTGATACGGCGAGGGATAGATTGGCATTGTCCCGCTCGGTAATATCAGGCTTGGAGATTTCGATCTTTGCCTTTGGATTTACCTTGTCATCGAATTTGGATCGGATCGCCGCTGAGATTTGAGCAAGACGCACGATGAAGCGCACGAAAGAAGTTTGCTCTTGTTCTAGGGATTTGAATGTGGGTGTGCCTGCTGCTTCAGCGGTGGTACGGGTGGACGACTCGCCTTCAGAGAACCAGTGCATCGGAAACCCAATGCCTGCCGCGATGTGGGTTTTGATCGCATGTCCATCTACTGAGGCATCGAAGGAGTCGAGGTTGGCAGATAGAATGCCCCAATCTTCGCTGGGATCGGTGACAAGGATTGATCCTGGCTGTGGGGGATTGGCGTTTAGCTCATCCTGCCTCGCCTTCTTTTTGGCCTTGTCTGTGAATTGTCCGCGAACCACATACATAAAGGCATTACGAAAACGATTGAGGCGCACTCGATCTTCAAGCCATGCGGAATATCTACCTATCCACGGAAGAAGCGGTGCAAGGGGCGGCTCTCCCCATGCCGTGCCTACGGGTCGATCTATGGCGTGATGGACTACAAAAGAGGTTTGCTCTTTCTCTGGATCGTAGGCTTCCCACGGTGACGCTTCCATGTCCTGCGGGATGTAATAGGTTTCCTGCCGAATATCGTTATCTCGGCATTGAATTTCCTTGATCTGGTCTGCGGGGATCGGTCGCCAATAGGTCATCCCTGCCGCGTCCACGGTGGCAAGCGCGAAGATGTTGCCGCTCCGCGTGCGCTCGTCCATCCATTCGGGAAGTTGCTCGTCAAAGTTATTCAGCGGATCGTTCCACCATCGCTCTAAAAATTCCTGCGTGGCTTTTTCCTTTTCCTCTGTCTTGATCGTGAACCCTGAACCGATGGTAAAGGCGGTGAGGATTTTGACAATACGCCTTGCAAGGGGCTGTACACGCCATGCCCTGAGACATTCCGCAAGGATTTTCTCGCGGTTGTACTCGTAGCGGTCGGTGTAGGACTGCGACATGCCAGAAGGAAAGAAATTATTATCCGTGATCGGGGATACTGCCAATTCTTCCTGTATGGCTTTGCCCGCCTGTGTGCGTAACAAGGCGCGGATACTTCGGGCTAGAATTGAATTGTTTACCTTCGGCATTTAGTCTCCTTCGTAATCTTCTTCACTGCACGGCTTTGTATATTCGATGAACTGCACGCGGCTACCTGGGGGCAGGAAAGCTGCTATCGCATTACCTAGTTGATCGAGCAAGGCCAGCGATCTCATTCCTGTAAGTGCTGCGAGTGTGAGTCCTAATGTTGCAAGCGCGGCCTCTACTGCGCTGATTACTGAAATGAGTCCGAATGTTGCACCACCTGCAGAGATTGCAGGTGTAGATATTCCGATTGAAATACCTGCGATGGCGAGACCTGGAAGGAGGAACAACCACATCACAGGCGACCATCCGCCTTTTCCGCTCCCGACTGCAAAGATGGGGGAGAAGTCCACCTGCGACACGCTTTGATTACAGCTTGACCACTTCACGCCGCTGTCATTTCCGCCGCCTTTATTGCCTGAGCCTTTGCGCTGCTCGACATAGGCGAACCGATCTTCATTACGGAACTTTACAAGCCTTCTTGCTCGAATACCTGCCATGTTCTATATCCTCGACATTTCATCCAGCACATCAGGACGGGAAACAATCAATGTAGGCGATGTGACGAACCATTCCAATTTATCCAAAACTGCGGTCATGGCATCGGTCACAACATGATCATCGTGGATCAGCAGGCCGTTCTCGTCGCGTGTGCCGTCTGGAACGCTCCAGCGCATTGTTTTGGCGGGACCGATCAGGATTTCAGAGGTACAGGCCGCGTATTGCTTATCGATCTCTGGCGAGGGACAACAATCACGGAAGCGGCCAGTATTGATAATGGCGAGGTAGCCGTAACCGATCTCTGATTTGACCTGCGCTGAGAATTTGACAGGCAGTATCCGCGTGGGGTGGGACTTGTCGAACATTGCCCAAAGTCCCTCGCCGACTCCTGTGGCATCGATCACCATGTATTGCGGGTTCCACACGCTCCACATGGCATTGATCTTTCCAAAGATCGTGATGTGGTTCTCGCCTGTCCACGCCAATTGTTTGACAC